TCCGATCTGGCGCCCGGAAGTCCGCCCAAAATCAGAAACTGACCAATGACACCGATCGCAAGTCCGATAGGAGGATCGCCCTGCGGGCCAGTCAACTTCGCGAACGTGTTGGCGAGGCTCAATCCGTTGTATTGAGGCGGGTTGACTCCATCGGCATAGAAAATCGTGGTGCCATATTGGGCAAAAGAAGGAATCGAAGCCGCCGCTAGGGGCGCGCCGGTGAGGTTCACCAGGTTGAACGAATTGCCGGCCGCGCCCGATATGAAGTTGCTGACACCATCGGTGCTCGCGACATACAGAATACTGCTCGAGGTCTGCCCTCTCAGGGCTGAGAGGGCTGTTCCACCCGGAACTTTAAAGCCGGTTGGAATGAACAGATTGTACGGAATGTAGGAGCCGCCTGACCACAACACATTATTGGCTTCGGTGACTCCAGGATTGTCCAAATCCGCCTGGTCCGGCAGCCATTCGCCAAAGCGGAACTTCTCCGCCGGCTTGATCCGCTGCACCTTCTCCGCGAGATCGCTCATGCGATTTCGATTTGCATGGTCGCTGATCCCCAGCGCTCAGCCTTGTCCTTGTTGAGGATCTGCTCCAACTCCGATTCGTACTCGGCCTGCCAGAGCTGTTTGCCTTCTACATCCCGCAGATACAGCATCGCCTTCATCATGGCCGCGCAGAAGATGAGGTTGGGCGCACTCGTGACCATCCAGTTGGTGGTCTGTGTGGCGTTCAGTAGAGCCGCAGTCTGATAGTAGGTACCTTGAATGCTATAGGCACTGTCGGGATACGGGCCAAACACGAAGGCACTGGTGCCGCCGGGCTGGACATCACGCGCGATATACGCCGGGGGTCCTTGGGCCTGACGCAATGGGTAACGGGCGTAGATCCACTGCGGGTCTTTCCAGATCAATGTCTGAACGTTCCCGCCGCCGTCGGCCATGGTGAAATATTTCGGCGCGATGAATCCGGTTGGAACGGGGACAGTGCCGTTGGTGATGGTGTTGGGGCCATAGTAGGCCTCCATCAGGGAAATGCCGTTGCCGTCGTTCTTGTCGAAGACGTCTTTATTGATCATCTCCTGCGCGGCCTGCAGGAAGTAATCGGTGATGAAGGTACCTCCCGCAGGGGAGTACAGGTCAGAGCGGTGCGTGTAGTCCGCGATCGCTTGGGACAGGGACGCGTAGTCGCTGATCGTCGGCACGCGTCATATCCTCTTGTCCGAGGTGGTCCGGAAGTACTTGAACTCGGGCCGCTTCAGCTCGCGCATGATGCGGCGGTTGGCGTCCTTCTCGAAGATCTGGCCGGCGGGAATGCCGAGTCGCTGGGCTGCAGCTTGAATGATGTTGAACGGCAGACTCATAGTCTGGCGGAAATCACCGCGTTTTCCGAAGGAACCGCGAGACTCCCACTCGGCCCGCCGCAGCTTGGCGGCGTATTCCAAGTGAGGTTCAACATCCTGGTAGGTGTTGACGATGAGCTGTCCATCCTGCTCGTGCGCAGTCACGCGGTGGGCGCGATCCTGAAGCGCCTTCTGGATGCTCGTCTCAGTCGCAATCACTGCGTCAGTTCCGTCAGGATCAGCGTCGCGGCCGCTCCACCATAGGCGCGGAGCTTGTCACCTTGGAAAGCACCGATAATGAGCGGAGGATCGGTGGTCTTGATGCATAGATCGCTGGTCGCGGTCGCCGCCGTGGCGCCGGCTTGGGAAATGGCGATGTTGGCCCAGGTGGCCGTTGCCGTGGGCTGGAGAGAGACCGCAATGGCGCGCGTCGAGGCGCCAAAGGCTGTACACGAACCCGCCGCGCTCGATGAGCCGTTCGGGACAGTAATGCTCTGTCCTGAGCCGGAGATCGGCCGCCACGGCTGGACCGTGTAACCCTTGCTCATCGATCAACCGTTGGTGTCGTAGATGGCCGCGTGCGCGTGCTCGTTACCCATTTCCAGCGTGTATTCGACCAACAGCATCTTCTGGTCCGAGTCGCCGGTCTTGGCAAGCGGGATGGTCTGGAAGGGACGCAGGTAAGCCACGCGGATATAGTTCGGGTTCACGAAGTCGATATCACCGGAGGTCGCGAGGAAGATATCCGGGATCATCTTCACTTCGCCAAAGTCGCTTTCGTAGACATCGACTTTGGTCAGCAGCGTTGCATCCTCGACCTCGATGAAACGAGTGCCGGGGCCGGTGAAGGCTGAGACGTTCTGCTTGTTCTTGGCGCTCATCAGCGCGTATTCCGGAGATTCACCGGAGTTCTTGTAGGCCAATTGCAACGCGGTCTTGACGTTCGCTTCCGTGACGGCGGACGAGCCCGAATAGGTGCGTGTCGTGGTGCCGTTGTAGAAAGTCTGTCCTGCGACCGTGGTCGTGCCCGAAGGAGCCGTACCGGCGCCCGAAGCTGACACTGAGTTGGTGGCGACCCAGCAGGGCCAGCCGGACAGATTGCGTGCTGTGCTCGATGTACCGGCGGCGCGGGCAGTGTTGTTGGTCAGGATACCCTCGATGTCGCGCTTCAGCTCTTTGCTCTTCTTCAAGAGCTGGTAGCCCATCTTGTTGGAGCCACCGGCAGCGACAACACTCTGCGCGGTGCCGGAGATCTGGATCGTCTTGACCGAGATCTGCGTGTAGTTACCCATACGGCCCGTGGCCGTGATGGCGATATTCGTGGGGTTGTCGCCTTCGACCGCGGCGTTGGAGAGGTTCTGCGAAGCCAACGCGTCGATGTCCCACTCGTGGAACGTCTGGCGCGCTTCCGACTTCTTCGCCATGTTGAACAACGGCGTTTTGAACGGATCGACGTTGTAGATGGCGTCAATCAGGTCTTCCCGGATGTTGGTCTGGGTGTAAACCTGGTTTGTGTTGGTGGGAACCGTCATGGAATTTAAGACCTCGCCAATTGCTCGAAGTAGTTGGCCTGTACGCTCTGGTCCTGGTTGCGACCTCGAGTCTTCATGAATTGCTGTTTCGCCTGCGCGAGCTGCGTGACGTTGGGGTCGCGTGCCATACGCGCGCCGGGATTGGAGGCCACGGGCGCCGCACGGACTTTCTTCAACGCCTCGGCTTTGCTGGCCTGCAGGGCATGCCACTGCGCGGCATCGTTCAGCACGCGCATGTAGCGATGATCGAAAATGGAGTTGAGTTCCTCGTCCGAGAATCCGAGCTTCTTGGAGTAGGCGGTCATCTGATCGCGGGCCGCCTTGAACTTGCTCTCATCGCGCCACTCAGGAAGTGCCTGCAACAACTTCTGCTGCTCGGTCTTGAGCACGTCCGCCTGTTTGGCCTGCGCCTGTTTGGCGACCTCGGCCTGCTGCGCCTGTATCTGCTGCAACTGCCCCTGGATGGCGGCGTTGCGCTGCTGGTACTGCGTCTGCAGGACTGCCCACCGGGCGGGATCGGTCTGGCTGAGGGAGTTCCAGTCGATCGACTGATACTCGCGGACCAGTTCGTTGTACGCGATGGTGCCAAGGGTCTCGGCCTGTTTGAGCTTGTCCTGCCACTGTTGAGACAGTTGAGCCTGCTGGGTCTCGAACGCCTTCTGCTTTTCAGCGAGCGCAGTCGATTGGCTGGTGACGTCGAATTCGGCTTCGGCGCGCTTCAGGACTTCCGCAAGGGGGACGTCCGTGTCCTTGACGCGCACAGGGAGCTGCAAAAAAGACTCGCGTTCGAGACCTGCTTTCTGCAGGTAGTCATCGAAGTTGACGTATTCGGGTCCCTCGCCCTCCGAAGGTGCGGCCGTAGCCGTTTTCACCTCGGGAGGGGATTCACCTACAGCCGGCGTTGCGGACGCGGGTGGCTGAGTATTCTGGGCAGCGCGCTCGGCCTGCTGCTCGGCGGCGATCTTCGGGTCGGTGGAGTCGAATGCGCCCTTTTCGTAGAGCGATTCGAAGTGATTGGCGGCGACCGTGTCATCCGACCGGCCAGTAAACGAATTGACGGCGGTGGGATTGCTGGCGGTGGGTTGCATGCCGCCATTTCTAGCGGCTTGGGGCAACCTGAGTGTTGGGAACTACAGCGAGTTCCGCCCTCCGCTCCTGAACATGGC